ACAAAGTGGCCTGGGGTGGCAGGTCATCGCTCAAATCGTGGTCGTTTGCCCGCGCGCTGCTGACGCTCGGCGTGCACCAGCCGTTGCGTATCCTCTGCGCGCGTGAGGTGCAGAAGTCGCTGGCGCAGTCGGTCCACCAGTTGCTGGTCGATCAGATCAGGGCGCTCGACCTGACCGACCGCTACCGGGTGACCGAGAACGCGATCCGGGGCACCGTTCAGGATACGCTGTTTCGGTTCACCGGCCTGTCCGACCAGACCGTGGAGTCGATCAAGTCATATGAAGGTTTCGATGTCGCATGGATCGAGGAAGCCCAGTCGGTCAGGAAGCGGTCCTGGCAGATCCTGCTGCCGACCCTGTTCCGCACCAAGGGCTCCGAGTGCTGGGTAAGTTTTAACCCAAACCTAGATACCGACGAGGCGTGGGAACGGTTCGTCGTCAATACCCCGCCAGGCGCCGTCGTCGTCGAGATGAACTGGCGCGATGCGGTCGCCTGCGGCTGGTGGTCGCACGAGCAGGAACGCTTGCGGCAATGGGACTTGATCCACTCGAAGGACGAATACGAAAATATATGGAACGGCCGCCCGCGCGTCGTCGTCGCCGGCGCGATCTACGCGACCGAGGTGGTCGAGATGATCACCGAAGGCCGGTCGCGGCCGATCCCCTATGACCCGCGGCTGCCGGTGCACCGGGCCTGGGACCTCGGCTGGGCCGATTCCATGTCGGTCATCATGGTGCAGAAGCCGCACCCCTCGGCGCTGAATGTCATCAACTACATGGAAGACAGCCGGCTGACCTATGCCAACATGCTCACGGCCATGGATCGCCTCAACTACAAATGGGGCACCGACTGGCTGCCGCATGACGCCACCCAGCATCATCCGACGAGTGGCACGAACGCCAAGAAAGTACTCGAGGGGCTGGGCTGCAAGGTGCAGATTATCCCGAAGTCCGACCCCGAGGCTCGCATCCGGGCGGCGCGGATGATGTTCCCGCGGATTTACATCGACAACGCCAAGCACGACACGCCGCCGGAGCGGCCCGACCGGTGTCTGGGGGCTGGCAACCTGCTCGACCGGCTGCGGCGCTATAAGCGCAACGTGCCGAGCACGACCGGCGAACCCGCGGGGCCGACGCACGATGCGAATTCGCACGGCGCCGATGCCTTTGGGGGACTGGCCGAGATCGTTGACCGCATCCGCAACGAGGGCGAGATGCCGAAGGCATCGGTGCGGCCGTTCGAGAATGTGGACGCGAGCATGGGGCTGCTGGGCTAGCGGCCTGGCGCCGGGTGGGCTTCGTGGAAGCGGGCGAGCGTTTCGAGCCAGTCGGCGATCGGGTCCGGTATTTCGACAGCGCCGCGCGCCCATTGCCGGACAGTGCCTTCCTGGCGGTTCAGCCTGCGAGCTATGCCGCGCTGACTCCAGTCCAACGCGGCAAGGCACTCGCGCAGGCGGGTTGGCGTCAAGGCGCGCCGATCCGGAACGCGTGGAGCAGCTCGGGCAGCCGGGCGATGACGGCGGCAACGATAATGCCAAAAACGGAAAGGACGGCGGTCAGCGGTACGATCCACTTATCGCGGTTGAACCTGTTTCCCTCTGCCATCAGCTTGTGCTGCTCCGCGATGAACTTCTCGCGTTCCTCTTGCAGCTTCTGGCTCTCGGCGCGGTCGCGGTCGATCCCCGCGATGACGGCGCGAAGGTCAAGCAGCTCTCGGTAATCGGCGGACGTATCGCTCACGGGACAAGCCTCGATAGGCCGGGCCTGATCGCCTCGGCTCGCGTTTGGCCAGCCCCCGCGCTTGCAGAAGCGCAAGACGCTGTGCTGGCGCCAACCAAACGCTGGTCGGCCCGGACCATGTAGCCGATATACGCAAATCGCGCACTACACGAATGGCCACACATGAGCGATAGTCTCTCCGACCTGCCCGACGACGTGCGCCAGGCGATCGCACCGCATGCTGATGCGCCGCCGTCGGTGCTGGCGGCTATTGGCGTGCAGATCGCCGGCAAGCGCGAGGAGGCCAAGGGCGCGCGGGGTCTGTCCGGCATTGAGTCGACGTGGAAGGAATGCGAGGAGGCGTATCTCGGCATCGACGACGCGAACCGGCACGAATTCACCGACGCGCGCTGGGCCAAGCCCATGTCGATGGACGGTCCGGTCACCACCGGGCGCAAGCCGAAACAGACCGATCACCGTTCGACCGTCTTCCTGCGGCTCACCTCGCGCTATGTCGACGCCGGCGTCGCCAAGCTGGGCGAAATCCTGCTGCCCGCCGATGACAAGGCGTTCTCGTTTTCCGAAATGCCGGTGCCGGAGCTGCTCGCGGCAAAGGAGGACGCGAGCCAGGTCGTGCACAGCGGGCTGGGTGCGCCGCTGACCCGACCGCTGGCGCAAGGGGAGGCGGCGCCCGCTCCCGCTCCGGCGCCGGCACCGCCGCTTGCCGCGCTGCCTGCACCCGCTCCAGCGCCGGTGCCCGGACAGGCGTCACAAGCACCCGCGCCGCCGGGTGCATCCTCCGCCTTACCAGCAGCGCCGCCCGCTCCGTCGCTCGCTCAGAGCGCCGTTCCGGCGGCGCCCGCTCCGCCGCGGGTGCCGCTGACTGTGAAGGACTTTGCCATCGAGGCGATCGAGATGGCGCGCAAGAAAGCCAAGGCGGCGGAAACGCGCATCTACGACTGGATGACGCAGACCCACTACCGGGCCGAAATCCGCAAAGTCATCTGCGACGCGGCCCGGATCGGCGTTGGCGTACTCAAGGCGCCCACGCCGCAGTCAAAGCGGGTGATGGCGATCACCGAGAGCCGCGACGGCGGTGTCGACCTGCAAATCAAGGAAAAGATCATTCCCGCCGCGGTGTGGGTCGATCCCTGGAACATCTTCCCGGATCCTGCGTGTGGCGAGAACATCCACGACGGCGACTTTGTGTTTGAGCGCGATCATATGTCGGCGCGGCAGTTGCGCGCGTTGAGGAAGCTGCCGGGCTACATCGGGCCGCAGATCGACAAGGTGCTTGAGGAGGGTCCGAACAAGGTCAACTCCGAAGGCGACGGGCGCGGCAGCGGTTCGTCGTCCGAAGGACGCGCTGGTCGCACGACGCTGCAGAAGGGCCGCTTCGAGGTCTGGTACTTCTATGGCGCCCTGACCAAGGACGAAATGCAGGCGATCGACCAGGCGGCGGGCAAGAACACGAGGGAAGCGACTGGCCAGGATGATGCTGCGTGCGATGGCGCCGGCGAGAGCCATGTCATCGTGACGCTGATCAACGACAGCTTGGTCCGGGCGACGATCAATCCGCTCGATAGCGGCTCGTTTCCCTACCACTCGATGCCCTGGCAGCGCCGCGCGCAGCACTGGGCCGGGGTCGGTGTGGCCGAGCAGATGCGCACCCCGCAGAAGGTGACAAATGCAGCACTGCGGGCGCTGCTGAACAACGCCGGCAAGTCGGCCGGCAGCCAGTTCGTCGTCGATCAGGGCGCCATTCGCCCGGCCGATGACAACTGGACGATCACGCCGGACAAGATCTGGTACAAGACCAACGACGGGCCGGCCGATGTGCGCCAGTCCTTCATGGCGATCCAGATCCCGAACGTCACCCAGGAGCTGATGCAGATCATCACCCTCGGCGAGCGGTTTGCCGAGGAAACGACGTCGATCCCGCTGATTGCGCAAGGCCAGTCGGGTGCGACGACGCCGGACACGTTCGGCGCGGCGCAGTTGCAGAACAACAACGCGAACCAGTTGCTCCGCTCGATCGGCTATGCGTTCGATGACTACATCACCGAGCCGGTTATACGGCAGTATTACGAATGGCTGCTGCTCGATCCTGACGTTCCGAACGAGGAAAAGGGCGAGTTCCAGATTGACGCGCACGGCAGCATCGCGCTGGTCGAGCGGGCCATCCAGGATCAGTCCATCGCACAGATGGGCAACATGGCGGCCAATCCGATCTACGGGATTGATCCGAAGAAATGGGCGAAGCTGTTCCTGAAAAGCAAGCGGCTGAACCCCGAAGCGGTGCAATACACCGAGGAAGAACAGCAGAAGATGGCCGCTGCGCCGCCGCCGGAGGCGCCGGCCGTCACCGTCGCCAAGATCGTCCAGGACACCCAGTTGAAGCTGGGCGTGATGAAGCAAACAGCGGACCAGCAGACCACGCAGGCCGAGGGGCAGATCGCGGCGGCCGCGCATGTCCTTGAGGGCGGCAAGGCGCAGATCGAGCAGACGCGGGTGCATGGCGAGCTGACCATCAAGGCGCACGAATTGGAGATGCGGCGCGAGGTGGCACTGATGGACTACGCCAACCGGCAAAAGATCAGTCTGGATCAGGCCAAGGCGCAACTCGCCAAGACGGCGATGCAGCTTTCCACCGAACGCGAACTCAATGCTGCGAACAACGCGCACGAGATGCGCAAACATCGCACCCCGCAGCCGGCCTCGCCCGCAGGGCGCGCTGTTCGCACGACACCGCCGGTGCAGGCGCCCGGCCGGGCCGCGAATGGGCATGGATTTGATCAGTCAACTCTAAGAAGCGACTGGGGCGCAGTAGTGGATGATCCTTTCACCCTCACCGAGCACGACAAGGCGCAAGGGCTCTGGCGGCGGCTGGAGGCGCACCTGGAGGACCGGCTCGCCGACGCGCGCAAGCGCAACGATGCGGCGCTGACCGAGCCTGAAACCGCATCGCTGCGCGGCGAGATCAGATGTCTCAAGCGGATCATCGCGCTTGGGGATGACCGGCCAATGACCGGCGACGAGGAGTAGCCACCGCGAGGCGGCTGCGTAGGAGCAACCCCAACAATGGCTGACAAAGACACCGAAGCCGCGGCCGTCGCCGCGGACGCGATCGCTGCCGACGCTCAGGAGCAAGCTGACTTCGGCGCCGGTTTCGAGGGCGACAGACCAGCAGAAAAGCCACCAGCGAAGGAAAAGCCTGAACCCGCGGCAACCCCACGGAAAGAGGCAAAGCCGGAGCCGAAATACATCCAGATCACCGAAGCCGACTGGGCTGACGTCAGGGCGGCCGCCGCGAAGACGGCGTCCTACGATCAGCAGCTTTCGAAGGCGTTCGGGACCATTGGCAATCTGCAAAGGCTGGTCGGCAGCCTCCAAGGTCAAACGCCGGCAGGCCGGCGGATCGAGATCCCGAAGGATGCGTTCGCGGCTATGGAACGTGACTTTCCCGAACTGGCGCAACAAACCCGCGCTGCCCTCGAAGCGGCCCTTTCGGGCGTGTCTGGCACCGGCGGCGTCGGTGTTGGCACCGCGGCGGGCGGTGACGATGCCACCACGCTCAAGAGCCTGTTGGCGGCAGAGAAAGCCAAGCAGCAGCTAGAAGAACTGGAGGATGCGCACCCCGACTGGAAAAAGATAGTCGGTGCCGTCGATGTGTCGCGCGAGGCGCCGGACGCGAACAACCCGTTCCGGCGCTGGTTGGCTGGCAAGGACGTTGCCTACCAACAACGCATCAACGGGTCCGAATCAGCCGCGGTGATCGGCCGCGCGATCCGAACGTTCCAGCGCGAAACCGCGCAAGCGCCCGGCAAACCAGCCGCGACGCCACGCGACACAGCGCGAGCCGATAGGATCAGGGGGGCTGTGCAACCTCGCGGCGACAACGCAGGCGCCGCCGCCGGCAAATCGGATGATGACGAATTCCTCGCAGGATTCAATTCTAGATGACAACGACCACGCGTCCATACGATTGCGCGGCCTACGACCGACGCCCTGTGACGGCGGTTTCCTAAGAACGAACGCCTGAAACCACCTAGCAACAGGACGACACTACTATGGCGATGCAGAACTTCACACTTACACCTGGAAGAATCAACAAATACAAAGGCGAAATCCTGGCACACGCCGTGCCGCTGGAGGTACTCGGAAAAACGGGCCGGCAGATCCCGATGCCGCGCAACAACTCCGACACCTATGTGGCCAGGCGCTGGCTGCCGTACGGCGCGACCGCGCTGACCGGCTCATCGATGAACCAGTTCTTCCAGAACGGCACCGGCGACCGCGGCAACGCCGTTACCCAGGCGCACCAGATCCAGGAAGGTATCACGCCCGCGCCGGACAGCATCGTGCCGCTGGATATCACCGTGGTCGTGCAGCAGTTCGGCTGCCTCTACGGGTTCACCGACAAGACCTACGACCTGTATGAGGACGACATCCCCAAGGCGATGATCGAGCAGATCGGCGAGCGGGTGACCTTCGTCAACGAGATGATCATCTGGGGCGCTCTGCGGGGCTCCACGAACGTCTATTACGGGGGTCTGGGGACGTCGATCGCCACCGTCGCCGGCGGGATGACCTTGGGCATGGTGCGCAAGATCGCCAAGAACCTGCAGGCCAACCACGGCAAGCCGGTCAACAAGGTCCTGAAGGCGGGGCCGAACTTCGCCACCGATCCGGTCGCCGAGGGCTACACGGTCTACTGCCATACCGACCTGGAGCCGGACATCCGCGACCTGCCGAATTTCGTCCCGGCGGAGGCGTATGCCACCGGCTCGCCGCTGGCGAACGAGATCGGCAAGTGCGAGCGGTTCCGCTTCATCACTTCGCCTGATCTGCCCTCGATCCAGGACGGCGGTGCCGTGATCGGTGCGACCGGCCTGTATTCCACCACCGGCGTCTCGATCGACGTGTATCCGTTCATCGTCACCGCCCAGGATGCCTGGGGCCAGATCGCGTTGCGCGGCAAGGACAGCCTGTCGCCCACGTTCCTGCCGCCGGGCGAGAAGTCGAAGTCCGATCCACTCGGGCAAAGAGGATACGCGGGAACGGCATGGTGGAAGGCGGTCATGATAGAAAATGCCGGATGGATGGCTGTCGGATACGTCGGCAGTAAAGTATTAGTCTAATCGGTAGCAAGTAACGGAGAATACCAATGCTTGATACGATGACCAGATACATGGCCGGTATTCCGGACCATCCGACCTACAACGCTTTGCGCCGGATACTGCGGCCGCTGGTGGACCGCTATTCCTCGCAGCCGCTGACCTCCGCCGGGCTGGTGATCAATGCCGGCGGTGCTTTGTTCCCGAAGATCGGCGCGGTGGATTTCTACGCCTGCACGGCTGGCGTCCTGGTGCGGATCGCTGCCGGAACCGCGCTGCCGCCGCCAACCGGGATCGTGATCACGGCGGGGTATTACAACGTCGTCTGCTTCTTCGTGAACAGCGCGGGCGTGGTCACGGCGGCGCCGGGGGCGCAATCGGCGACGCTGGGCGGTGTCGTGTTTCCGCAGCCGCCGGAGGGCAATGCGCTGGTCGGGTTCATGATCGTCACCAACGCATCCGGCTTCGTCGGCGGCACCACGGCGCTCGATGCCGGCACAACCGTCTACATCAGCCCGCAGGGGCCGTTCGACCCCACCATGCTCGTTTAATCCGCGTTTCGTTAACGCGAGTTATCACCGCCGAAACGCGGTTTAAGGACACTCACAAATGGCCGTTAATACCGACTTTGATCCCTCCGTCACCCTCAACTTTGTCAACGTCGGCGCCGTGGCGGGCACGACGTCAAGTTTCACCTCGACCGTGGCTTCGGCCGGAATCATAAATGGAAAGTTTTG